CACTTCATTGTAATATAAAATTATCAGATCATATGGGAGGTAGTCCTATCATTGAAGGTAAAGAAATAAATTTAAACAAAGGAGATATGTGGCTTTATCCTGTATCTGATGTTAATCACGGATCTAATATAGTTAAGGGAATTAGTCCAAGAACATTATGGATATTTGGTTTTTCTATACTCAAACAAAATATAAAAGAAGTTATGAATAATGATTGTTGATAAAAATAATTATAATTTAGATGTATTTACAAATTCTAAAACTGTCGGTAACTATTGGAAAGATTGTGAAAAAGAATGTAAATTTTTAGAACTATTTAAAGATTGTTCTATTGATAGTGTTAACTGTTTTTTTGATGAGGCTCGAGGTAATGTTTTAACTTTAATATCAAAAGAAAATACTGAGGAAGATAATTTAAGAGCAACAATTAATTTTAATCAAGACATATCTTTTTTTGTAAATAATTCTTGGGAAGATTATCAAAGAGAGTGCATGCTTTTAGAGTCAATTAAAAATTGTTCTATTGAAGGTGTTGTTTGTGAGTTTGGTGTATTAAAAGGTAAAACATTAAATTTAATAGCAAAAAACTTTCTTAACCAAAAAGTTTATGGCTTTGATAGTTTTGAAGGATTACCTGAGGATTGGCATCTTACAGATGAAAACGTATTTGAAAAAGGTAGAATGAAAATAAATAGTTTACCTAAAGTTAATTCTAATGTGGAGCTGGTGGTGGGGTGGTATCATAAAACGATACCCGAGTGGAAGAAAACATTTAAAGATAATATTAAATTTATTCATATTGATTGCGATTTGTACAGTAGTACGTCAACAATTTTTGAACAGTTAAACAATCAAATAGTAAATGGTACTGTAATTCAGTTTGATGATTTTTATAATTGGAAAAATTTATCTAATTATACAAAATGGAGACAGGGTATATATAAAGCATTACTAGAGTGGACAGAAAAATTTAATAGAAAATTTACTGTCGTTGGAAGAAGCAATCATGTTCAAACTACAATAAAAATAATTCACTAATGAGAAACGATATTTGGCCCTTATTCTCTAAAACAATGTATGTAACTGATGTAATACTTAATCAGGATGAGGAAAGTAAATTAAATAAAATCTATGACAATATAGAGTTTAGCAAAGCTAGGAGAAATGCAGAACATAATAAAAGTTGTGAAATATCTAAAGAGTTAAGGTTGTTTCAATGCCATCCCTTAACTTTTCTAGAAGAAAAAATAATGGAAAGATTCCATAACTTTTCTAAAAATATTATGCATTATGATAATAATTTTATAATAACTAATTCTTGGTTTACAAAAACACATAAAGGTCAGGAAAGTATGTTACATGCACATAAAAACCATATGTACAGTATGGTGTATTATTGGGGTAACGAAGAAACTGAAGATAATAAGATTGAATTTAAAAATTACAATTCGGCAACAAGTTTTAATTTAAGCACTAAAGAAAAAAACATATATAATTCTGATGAATATGGGTTTAAGGTAAATAACGGTATGTTAATTGTTTTTCCAACAGAAGTACATCATATGATCTTAGAAAATAAAAATAACAGCATTAGAAAATCAATGGCTATGAATCTATTACCTACTGGTACTATTGGTACGGGTGATAGTGCAGTAGAACTTAGGTAAATTTTAAGGTAAAATGTCTTTATGCCTCTAACAAAAGTACAAATAGCACCCGGATTTAACAAACAAGTAACCGCAACAGGCGCAGAAGGTAAGTGGACTGACGGAGACTTTGTAAGGTTTAGATATGGATTACCTGAAAAAATAGGTGGTTGGGAGCAACTTGTTAACGCATCTTTAGTAGGTGCAGCAAGAGAACAGTTTATTTGGGCTGATTTAGACGGCAGAAGATATGCTGCAATAGGCACAAACAAAATTTTAATTATTTATTATGAAAGTGCTTTTTACGACATAACACCTTTAGGCACAGCTATTACCGGTTGTACATTCGACACTGTAAATACTTCGGCTACCGTTACTATCAACAAAGCAGCACACACATTACAACCTGGAGATCTTTTCACATTTACTTCAGTGACACCTCCAACAGGTGCTGGATACAGTTCTTCAGATTTTGAAACAAATACTTTTCAAGTAGTCACTGTTCCCGATAGTGATTCTTTTACTATTACAATGGCTAGCGCAGCAGGGACAACGGTAAACGGAAGTGGATCTGCAACAATCAATCCGTACATTAGTGCAGGTGCTTTAGGATTTACTTACGGTTTTGGTTGGGGAACAGGATTATGGGCCGGAGGACAACAAGTATTTGGAACTCTTAACGGAAATTTATTAGATGACACAGCAGGTACTGGAGGATCTGGGACTTCGATTACACTTGCATCAACAACTGGTTTTCCAACATCAGGAACAATTAAAGTTGGAACAGAATTTATATCTTATACAGGCATATCAACAAATGATCTAACAGGGATTACCAGAGGTGCTGGAGGCACTAGATCTGCTCATACGTCTGGGTCTGGTGTTGAATATTACACTGGTTGGGGAGAAGCTTCTTTATCTTCAAGTTTAACAATAGATCCTGCATCTTGGTCTTTAGATAATTTTGGAGAAAAATTAATAGCTACTATTAAAAATGGTAAAACATTTGAATGGAATCCAATCAACTCAAACCCTAATGCCTTAAGTACAAGAGCAACTATTGTAAGTAGTTCACCAACAGCATCTGTAATGTCTTTAGTATCGGATAGAGATAGACATTTATTAATGTTAGGTACAGAAACAACTATTGGAGATGAATCTACTCAAGACAAGATGTTTATAAGATTTAGTGACCAAGAAAATATAAGTGACTACTCACCAACTTCAGTAAACACTGCAGGTACCTTTAGAATAGATGCTGGTACAAAAATAGTAGGAGCTGTAAAAGGAAAAGATTATACTTTTGTTTTAACTGATAACTCAGCTTACGTAATTCAATTTGTAGGACCTCCGTTTACTTTCTCAATAAGACAAGTAGGTTCTAACTGTGGAGCAATTGGACAGCATTCTATTAAATATGTTAATGGTGCTGTTTATTGGATGGGAGAATCTGGTGGATTCTTTACTTACGATGGTACTGTTAAATCTTTACCATGCCAAGTCGAAGACTTTGTATTCACAAATAAGGGAGATAACCTTGGAGTTAATTATCAAAACGGTGAATCAGTATATGTAGGTCTTAATCATTTATATGAAGAACTTACTTGGTTTTATCCAAAATCAGGTTCATCATTTAATGATAGATGTGTTACTTATAATTATCAAAGCGCAACTTGGACAACGGGATCCTTATCAAGGACTACTTGGACAGATGCTAATTTATATGATGTTCCTTATGCAACTGAATTTAACTCAACAACAACACCAACCTTTCCTTTAATACAGGGTGTAACAAATATAAACGGTGGAAGTATTTATTACGCTCACGAAGTTGGAACAGATCAAGTAGATACCGCAGGTGCGAAGACTATAATCCCAGCATTTATAGAATCTGGGGACTTTAGTTTAAACCCTGACGGAACTAATGCAGAATTTTTCATGAGTATGAGAAGATTTGTACCAGATTTTAAATTACTTCAAGGTAATGCACAAGTTACTATTCAATTAAGAGATTATCCAAGTGACGCCGAGGTATCCTCACCGCTAGGACCTTTTACAATAACATCAACTACTGATAAGATAGACACGAGAGCTAGAGCAAGATTTGCTAGTTTAAAAATTGCAAACACTAGTACAGACGAAAATTGGAGATTTGGAACTTTTAGAGCTGATGTACAACTTGATGGTATGAGAGGATAATGGAAGATTTTTTATTACAACAATATAACTCACAGTTAGCAGACACAGCAGCACAAGCTCAAGGAGCATATTTAAACAATGATGCGGGTATTGCTCAAGTAAATAACCAGATCTCTCCTCTAAGTTTTAATACCATGCAGGGACAAAATATAGGTATTCAACCTTTGCTTCCACCTGGAGTAAACCCAGTAGACATAAATGAACAACAAAATAATACAAAATTTGGTTTAAAAGATATATTTGATTTGTACAGACGTTTTAGCCCTGTAGGCGCTGCTTTTAGAGGAGCTAAAGCATTACATACAGGATTACAAAATTCTGATTTTGGTAGATCAAGCAGTTTAGCGGATTATTTAAATGCTAGACAATTTGGTGGAATTGATGCTAGACAAAGAGCTGCTGAACAAAACATGAGAGAAGCTAGAGCTATTCAAAAACAAATAGATATGAGACCTTCAAATATTCAGACAAATCAAGAAAGAGGTAGAAATCCTACAAATAACCCAGGGCCATCTGAAGCTGCTCAAAGAGCTACTAGTTACAGAGATTCTTCTAGTTTTGGTTCTACTTTTCATGGTAAATAATGGCTAGAGTAGATATAGTAATTCCTGAACCGACACCTAAATATACAGAGGAAAATCAAAGACAAGTAACTCAGTCTTTACGAACGATGCAAGATAAGTTAAACACTTCTTATCAACAAGAATTTAAAAATGAACAAGATACATTTACCTGGTTTATCTCATGACGATTAGATACAAAAGCGATACATTTAATTTAACTACAACAAACGTTACTACAGTTTTAACGTGCCCAGCAGATGCAACTTTACTTGTTAAAAGCTTACAAGCAGTTCATGATACAGCAAGTAATGTTGATACTCACGCTTTGTTAACAAAGTCGGGTGGCTCAGCTATAAAAATAGGTTACAAAGAACTTAATAAAGCTCAAGCTAACATGGTAGAAGAAACTTTAGCTATGGAAGCAAGTGATGTTTTATCAATGCAAGCAGGCACCGCCAATGAAATTACAGGTGTTGTAAGTTACGCTCTCATAGACCGATCACAGGAAAATGGCTAGAAAATTTAAAGATTTTGTTGAAAGAGATCAACCTAGGAAAAGGCCTAGAAGACATTGTAAGAGTCTTAATAAAAAAAAGAAGTTGCAGCACAATAAAAAATATAATAGACAAGGACGTAGACAATGAGTGATTTAATTAAAATACCCGCAGAAGCAAAAGAAATTATTAAACATAAAAGAACAGGTAAAGTATATGCTAGTAAAGCTGATTTTGATAATG